TTCTGCAATCTATCAGAAGTTGTTGTCAGGCCAGACGATACGCTCGCTAGTCTCAAACGAAAGGTACGCATTGCGGCTATCCTTGGAACTCTACAAGCTACCCTTACAGACTTTAGATACTTAAGGAATGTATGGAAGACAAACACAGAGGAAGAAGCTTTACTGGGTGTATCACTAACAGGTATCATGGATCACCATTTACTATCAGGACGAGGTGACAATGCAAAGCTTAAGAAGTGGCTCACAGAGATGCGAGAGGAAGCAATTGAGACTAACAAGCGGTGGGCTGAGAGACTTAACATTAATCCCTCTACAGCTATTACTGCGATTAAGCCTAGCGGTACTGTTAGTCAGTTGGTCGACAGTGCTAGTGGGATCCATCCTCGTTATAGCGAGCAGTATATACGAACAGTTAGAGCAGATTCTCGTGACCCTCTTTGTGCTGTCTTAGAGGCTGCTGGTGTCCCTGTAGAGACAGATGTACACAGTGCTAGTACCAAGGTATTCAGCTTCCCTATCGCCTCACCAGAGGGCGCTGTGACAGCCTCAGCTATGGGTGCGATAGAACAGTTAGATTTGTGGGAGTTGTATCAGGACTACTGGTGTGAGCATAAGCCATCGATGACGTGCTACTATAGGGATCATGAGTTCCTTGAGGTAGGGCAATGGCTATGGAACAAGTTTGATAAGGTATCAGGTGTTAGCTTCTTGCCTTACTCAGACCATGTATTCCAACAGGCACCTTATCAGCCCATTGATAAGAAAACCTACAAGCAAGCAGTAAAAGACTTCCCCACTGAGATCAATTGGGACATCAATGAGGAGTCTGATATGACTGAAGGTAGTCAGGAGCTAGCTTGCACAGGTAACAACTGTGAGATATAACCACTAAATTTAAGGACGTAGGAGGGTTTTTATTAACTCCAGTTAAAACTCTTCTACGTCCTTAAACCCAACCATCATATCTAAACCGCTGCTCCTAACTTTCTCGTTCCATTTTCTATTAGCTAAAGACTGAAGCCATGTCTTACCAAACTTCTTAGTACCTTCTTGTATGAACTCAGTCATAAGAGATTCGTTACTAGTAGGATGAGAAGCATAAGAAGCATACTTTTCAATCATTTTTTTCTGCATGAAAGCATCAAGGTTTTGAAACTTTTGAGAAGCTACAAGACCGCCTAACGCTACATCAACATAAGGCTGAGTTAACTGTCTAAGTAAAGCTGTTTCCGCTGTGCCTAGCTTAATACCTATAAACTCAGAGTCAACTGTAGGTATGTTCGCTTCTGTCTTATAAATATATTTTTGTACTTGTGTTAGATTGGTAGGAGTTAATCTAATTTTAGTAATAATTTCTAATGGGCTAGCCTCTCTAGGAGAAACACCACCAACACGACTAGTGTTTAAAGGTAAGTTCTCCCTTAAAAAAGGAATACGTTGTTGTACTTGCTCTACTCCTGTACGTGCTAATCTTTCTTCTCCATCAATAATACGAGCTAAGTCAGATACTCCAGTAGGAACAAAGCCTTTTGAGGCATCAGTAACATATCTTTCTATACCGTCTGCTTTGTTATACCTAAAATGATCCATAAAATTAATGGCACCTTCTAGTACAGTTTTGTTAGCAGTTGAGTTTAATATTGCCATCATAATATCGTCAAGGCTTTCACTTAAACGATTATACTCAGGGTCAGTAGTCTCATAATTAATTGTTTTATTTATACCATCCATTAAGTCTACGTAAAGACCAAGAGTAGTTCCAATAGGTTCAATCCTATCAAAACCTACATAGGTATTTCCAACAAGAACAGAACGCTCTGGGATACCTGCTTGCTGCCAACGTCTTCTTTCTTGTGCATCTTTAGGAGTACCTACAATATAAGGTAGACCTTCGTCGTTAGACAAAGCAAACAAAGTTAAAATAGGAGCTATAGTTGTTGTGCCAATGGCCGCTTTAACTAAGTAGTCATCCGCATCTTTAACTTGATAGACGGTCTTACCTTTAATTAACTTTTTCTTTAAAACTTTAGAACGCATCATAGGTATAAAAGCAAGAGGCGTATAAGCCATACCTTCTACTACAATATTGTATGGAGTTTTAGCAAACGGAAATAAAGTATTTAATCCTAAAGCTTTAAGATTTTGAACAAGAGTAAACTCCTTACCCATCTTAGATTTTTCACTATTGATTCCTGCAATAAGACCGGGAAGATTAAAATTGCGACCTTCGTGTAAAGGTAACCTACGTTGGAATGTCATGCCTAAAGCAAACTCACGTATGTCTTCGTAAGGAATGTCTTCTGCGGAAAACAAACCCTTAAACATTTCGTTGCTCTTCTTTTCTAAAGCAAGATTAGCTTGACGAACTGCTCTAAATCCAGCAGCTTTTGTTTGCTCCGCTGCTAACTTGTATTCTCCTTGGTACGTAGAGTTGTGAACATCCATAGCTTCTTTAAAATATTTAGTATGCAGTTCACCTACATCAGCTTTATTTCCCGGCTTAGTAGAATCTTTAATGGCTTGTTTTCTAGCCATTTCTGATATCTTTATAAACCTGAAATATACTTTAGCCGCTTCGTCAATAGCTACAGCAGCCCTTTGGGGCAAAGTAATCTTGGAAAGTTGGTCAGGTACTTTTTGATTTGCCATGTATTCTACGTCAGTAAAAAATCTAACAACTTCTTCATCAGTAAGATTAATACCTTCAGCAAACTTTTCAAGATCAACATCAGTAAAATTCGGATCAGTAGAAGCCCATGATTTTAAGTAAGCTTGTTTAGCTTCTTTAATTAATTGTTCTTTAGTTATTCCACGTGATCTAGCAACAACAGTAATGTCACCTGCTACGTCAGAAGCAATTCCTGTTTTCATAGCAGATAAAAAGTACCTAGCCATGTTAGTAAAAAGTTGTCCATCTCTTCCCATCACTGCCATGAAAGCAGCAACAGTGTGTCCTGTACCATTACGTATCATAGAGTTTGGCATGTAAAGACCAGCTTGAGCCATAGCACTAGCAATGTTAGCCCCGAACATACCCGTAGAAGCCAACAATGAATTTGTGTATACACTGGCTATGGTAGAAGATAAAGTCCATTGTTTAGTACCAGCATTGTTAAGCAATCCTCTAACAATATCAGGACGTAAAGTAACAAACTCTTCAGGCAATGAGTCTACTGCACCAAGAAGTCTATCAATAGCTTCTTCACATTCTTTTGATATGACTTTTCTTTTAGCCACACTCTACTCCAAATAAATTAGTAATAAGTTTACCTGAGTTAACACGACGTGTGTTTGCAGCAGTAAACTGTTTAGTCTTTTTAGCCTGCGTTAATATATGAGAAGCTGCTGTTCCATTAGCACGACGTAAATCAGCAACATAAGTATTTAAATATAAGTCTTGAATTAAATCTACCATTTCTGCACTGTCAGCGAGACCTTCTCTTTTCAGTTTGTTTATTTGTTTGAGTACCGTATCTACTCTTTGTTCTGCTTCAATAAACAAAGGACGTAAGGCTTCCATTACTTCAGAACTAAGAATTTTTCCTTTGTTTTCTTCAGCCATTAGCATGTCTAAAAGAGTGTCGTATTCTCTTGCAATAAAGCCTTCTGTTTTAAGTAGACGAGCAGACTCTTCTAGGTTTTCATAAGAAAAATCTTTAACACTAGGTAGGTTATCAAGAGCAAACTGAGTGTCTTCTTCTGTTAATCCACCAACGCTTTCTGCCCTCATTCTTTCACGACGCCCAGCAGTAGCCGCAGTTACTGTAGCTCGCCTACCTTTTTCTTCTTGAGTCATAAGAGGTTCACGACCAGCATCAGCGCCCAAGGGATCTTCAGCCCTCTTACGTGCAGTAGAGGGTGCTATAGTACCTGCGGACAAAGCCTGCGCTGCATCAACACCTTCAGAAAGCTCGTCTGCATATTGCACAGCAGGGCGTACACCAGCAGAAGAAGCAGAAGGAGGAGCATCTAAACCAAGACGAACACCATTTATCTGTGCATAGTTAATCTCGTTTGCAGCATCTGTTACTGGATCTCCTGTAGGCTTAGGAGGTGGTAGCTTAACTTCGATAGTAGCGCCTGTAGTATTGTTGTTAGTTACTCTATTTTTAATGGCGACTATCTGCTTAGGATTAGCATACAAAGAAGAATTTACATTAACTTGATAACCACCATTAGGAGCGTAGTCTAATCCAGTAAGTACATCTACTTCGTTGTCTAGTTCTAATATACGACGCTCTGCTCTTTGTATTCTAGCTTTAGCACCTGCCTGTCCGGGCTGTAATTCTTGAGAGCGTTGAGCTAACCTAGCAATTTGATTTTCAATTTCAATAACGGAATCTTTAACTTCTTTAGCTGCTTTATTTGTTTTGTTAATCTCATCAGCTTTAACTTTTTCTAGCCTTTTAATTTGAGCTTCAATAGGCTTACGCTTTTTGCGTCCTGTTGTAGCAGCTTTTGTTGTCAGAGTAGCAATCTGATTATCAATGTTTTGTATCTTAAGTGTAGAAGGAGCAGACTGAGTAACTTGAGGCTCAATGTTAACAGTAGCAGTTGTTACTGGAGTTTCTTTAGGCTGTACACGACCACCTGATAACGTCATGGGCACAGGCTGTGGTGCAAGCTTAGGAGGGACTACAGGTGGAACAGGTGGACGTGAAAAAGCTTGAGCGCCTTTAACAATTGCAGTAGGAACAGCAGCGGTGGCTGTACCTAAAGCCGTACCAAACAAAGTATTGCGTGTTCTACTGTCTCCAAACTCGTCATAGGTTGGTATTAAAGCACCTGCCGTAGCTCCACTACCTGCACCGCCAGCAAGAGCGCCTAATACTGGGCTGTACTTAGCAAGCATAGCGCCGCCCTTTATAGCAGGTGCCATTGCTGCCCCAGTAACAGGATCTAATACACCTCCCATAGCAAGACCACCAATGTAATCAGTCAAGGCTCCTTCTCTTGCTACTTCTACTCTGTTCTTAAACTCTTCTCCTAAATCTTTTTTAGAACCAAAGATAGTTCTGAAAGAATCTGTTAGTCCTTCTTCTGCTCCAATTTGCATAGCCCTAGAAGGACTAGTAATAGGAATAGAAGGCATACCACCACGCCCAGCAGCTTCAACATTGTACTGAGTTTTTTCTTCTTCAGTTCTAGGGCCACGTCGCCTTGCTTCTAAAGCAACAGCAGCGTTAACTACACGAGGACGTATTTGTTCTGGTATAGAATCAACAGGCGTATCACTAAATAAAACAACTAACACCTCTTCAGGTATATCTTCAACAGGCGTGTTTTTGTAACGTTCAACAAGTTCGTTTTTGGTTTTCTTTGCTGAAGAAAAATTATCTATACTTTCATCAATAACATCAAGGTAATCTGTATACTTTTTAACAACTGAAACCATTAGTGCTAACCTTATAGTTGAGTGTCAGTTAAAGACTTTACTAAACCGGGAGCAAGTTGATTTAATGTAGGACTAGTAGGATTATCTGGTGTCGTTTCTGGTGTTGGTTCTGGTGCTGGTACTGATGTAGATTCCCAACCCTGTCCTGTATTTTGTACCATAGCAGATACCGCATGGTTTTCTAACCACTTCTCAGCTTCTTTAGTAAGCTTACCGTTTGCATCTATAGGTAAATTTTTAACTGTAATTTGTTGTTTAGTACCTGATAGTGCGTCTAGACCAGCAAAAGCAGAAGTAGCTTCCATAGTAATTAAAACAGGAGTTGATGTTTCACCTTTCTTTTTAGCTTTATTGTTTAGTTGTGTTGCTTCTAAATCAGCAACTTTTTTAGGAGCGTCTGCACCAAACGCACTAGCGGCTGCTTGAATAGCTAACTGTCTATTTTCATCAGTAATCTCAGGATTAGTTTCTTGCCATTCAAGCCATTTTTGTGTACCGCCTTCTTCTTTTTTAGTATTATACAAAGCTACTACATCTTTAGATGTCATTTGTGCAGCAAGTTCTGAAGTAATAGTAGGGTCAATTTGTTGCACAAGAGAAACAATACTATCTTGTTTACCATCTTCTAAAAATTTATTGTAAATGTCATTAATTTTAAAACCAGCCTGACTAAGAGCTACGTACTCTGGCCCCATACTTGAAACAAAAGCCATTGATTTCTTTTTTTGTACAGCAGCTTGGTTAGTTGCTTGCAAATCAGGAAGTGTTTTCATTATGTCTGCTTGAGACACACCAAGCCCTTGCATACTACCCATGTATGATTTCATAGTTTCAGGATCAAAACGTCCTTCAGCAGCGGCTTGCTGTGCAGCCAACGTACCACCCATCATTCCCTTTTCTCTTTGTTGTCTTTGCTCTTGTTGACGCATAAGTGCAGGAGCTTGACCTACACTACGAGCAACATCAAACAACCCCTGTTGATAGGTAGGCTGAAGGAGACCTTGTAAAAATGTCTGTGAAAATTTAGCCATTGTTCTGTGTCTCCTTAACTAAACAGTTCTAAAAGAGGTGTAATAAAACCATCTTTTTTGTTGCCTACCGGACTCAACATACCACCTAGCAATCCTGTACCAAGACCACCAAGCAAGTTAGCTCGTGCCTGTTCTGCAATTAGTCGTGCTTCAAGACCACTCATCATAGTCTCACCGTACTGACCAGCACCGTACAACTGACCCTGCTGTTGCATCTGTGGGTAAAGCTGTGAAGCTTGTTGTACATTAAGCATCTGTGCTTGTGGCATATACGCACCTGACAAGGCACCTAAGTTTAGCTGTTGCTGTCCTTGTTGTAATCCTAAGCCACCAGCCAACATCTGTTGACCACTACCAAGAGATTCGATAGCACGTCGTTGCTGTGCGTCTGTTAAGCTACTACCTAGTCCAGCAAACTGAGAACCTAATGCTGCTTGTTGTTGTTGTTCTGCTTGTGCTTGCTGCATAGCCATTAAGGATGCTTGATTCTGAGCTTCTGCTTGTGCCTTAGACAAAGCAAACTGCTCTGGCGTACCTCCGTACATATTAGTTTGTACACCCATACGTCCTTGATTAAACAAACGCTCTTCTAAGGCTAGTCGTTGACGTTGCTCTTCAGGCGTTTGCATAGCTCTTATGCGGTTGTAAACATCAGTCTCACGACCAGCCATAGGTTGAGCAAGTTGACCCATAAACATGCCGCCTAAGTTTGAGGCATTTTGAGCGAGTAAAGGGTCTTGCCCAAGCTGTGTAGTACCACGGCCCATCAGAGCCAACCCAGCAGCAGCGGCTTCAGGACTTCCCGTAGTACCTCCTGCAAAGCCTGTCTGAGCTTGTCTAAGCAGTTCATTCTGTATGGCTTGCTCTGTACCGCTTAACGTATTATAAACATCAGTACTTACAATATTGCCTTGAGCATCTATTGTAGGCGTAGCGCCAAACTGTGACCCAGTAGAAGAAGTAACAGTAAAAGGTTTAAACTGAGACATGCCTACAGCTTGATTAGCAAGCTCCATAGCGCCCGGAATACGTGTCCCATCCACTGTAGTACCTAAGAGAGACTCTGTACCAATGTCGCTTAATCTATTATAAGCAGCACCTGTAAGAAGTCCTCCCCCAATGGCAGTACCTGTTCCTAATATTTGACCTATCAAATCGCTCATATCGTTTTACCTAATAGTGCTAATACGTTCATTTCCTGTATAGACAAAGCGTAGCCGTTAATGTCTGTCTCAAGGCCCACGTTAATTACAGATCCATACCCTGTTGTGTTTAGTGAGTTTCTGCTTATAGTAATTCCGTCAGCAGAAAAATCAGAGTCAGTATATTCAGACTGTCCATAAAAACCGGGACTATCACTAGATGTTCTAAAAGTACTAGAACTAGTATCTTTTGAAAAGTCATAAGACCACTTGAGGAAGATGTCTGAGTTGTTTCCCCCAAGCAAAGTAGGTCTAATCTTTTTTAACATCTTAATCTTTGCTGGATCACCAAATGTAAGGCCCGGACTAAAGTACCTAAAGCGGTAAGGTTGTCCGTTGTCTTTGTAGTTGTCGTACTTACCTAAACCGTCTACACACCCTATGTATATGTCACCGTTCCTGTCTCTTTGGAACGACTTAAAGTCTACACTGGGCCAACGAGTAACCCTGTACGCTCCGTTCTCTAGCGTTGCTCTTATGTCAAAGCAGTACACTAAACTAAGATCAGCAAAACACAAAAGATAAAAATAGTTTTCAGGACTGTACACAGTACTAACAGGCGTAGTGGTAGCCAATGTATTAGCAATTAACTCTTGCTTTATATTCCTGCTTAAGTCAGTAATAGGCAGAGACTTTTCTTGTATTGTTCTACCTAGTCCCCTTAGACCTGTAGGAGTTAAAAATAAAATATCTGTTCCTATGTCTTGTATGCTGTTTCTGTCTACACAACCTACACCAGCAATGGTGTCATGAATAGCCATAGATGCAGGACTGTCTGCTCCACTGTAAACAATTATATTATTCTCACCAAAGACAATAAGAAAGTTATTATGTGCGGCAAGAGCTACGACTTTATCAAACCCATTAGGCCATGCCTCAGCTACATCTATAGATCCGCTAGAACCACCAGTAAATTGATGACCTACTAACAAGTCAGACCAATAAATAATACTATCATTAGTAGCATTACCTACGACAAACAACCTACCATAAGCAGCAAGAACTTCATTAGAATACTGACTAGCTGACACATTAGCACCAGACACACTAGACATTTTAGTTACTGCCCCTAGTGAGTGGCTATAGACTAAAGGCTCGTAACCACGTTGAAAGAAGTAAGCGTAATCATTAAAGTTAACAATCTTCCAATCGTTAGCTGCAATTGTGTATGAACCCGGCGTAGCATCTACCAGTGTCGTAGTGCCTGTTATAATCTTATTGTTACCAGTACTAAAAATTACTTCGTTACCTGCACTGTCGTAAAACTCATGTATCTTATGTAGGTAGTCTGTACTTAGTACCGTTTTGTTTGTGGTAAGAACAGAATTACCTTTTCGTGACGCAAGACGACCACGCCTGTCAATGATAGCGTTATCAGCAACTTCTGCAAAAGCAGTGTCCTGTGCTATAGGAGAATCCTCAGTGTTGATACCCATAAAAGCAGGAGCAACTAAGTTAATACTCTGTAGTGGCTGGGCCATACTTACTCCTACGGTGTGTACCAGATGGTTTCGTCAGGGTGCTTTTGTGCATCCATAGCGATTGCATCTGATAGATATTTGTCAGCTATAGCAAAGTACTCAGGGGTTGATGTACCGCCTGTCTCGCCACGTTCACGAGCTAACAAAGCCACTGCCATGTGAATAACAGGCTGACTAGGAATAGCAAGAGTGTCTGCATCAACAGACAAAGGAACATTCCTAATTACCATTTTAGTTTTAATAGAGTAAACACCATCAGGTTTAGGATATACATCAATCTGTGAATCACCATTAGCATCTACACTGTTGTAAGTGTAAAAAGCAGGGGCACCAGATGCAGGAGTTCCTATCAAATACTTGTCATCAATCCAAGACTGAGGACGATACTCCATGATTATATTAGATGTATCGTTAACCATAGTCAGTACTTTACCGTAGTCCTGTGAACCTGTAAGAGAATACGTGTAGTCATCTGCCGCAGTAGTAACAGTAACAGTAGTCCTAAGCTGTGACCAATCCCAAGTATTTTCTATTAGTGTTTTAGAATCGTTAATATAGTCACCAACCATAGTGCTATACGTGTTAGAGTAGACAGTAGTTACTTGATCTTCTCGTAAACGCCTAAGCACATTGTTTACTAAATTTAAATATGTCATACTAAATCCCTAAACAGACCAGCCCTTATTTGCTTAACATAATCTATTTGATTTGATGAACCAATAGGAGCAAGTTGTGGGCTAGAAAAACTTAGTCTTTGTATTGGAGCAGGATTAAAAGTACCACCTGAACTTGGGCCTACAACATTTGGTGGCGGTGGAGATGTTGATTCTGGTTGTGGTATTAACATAGAAAGCGCACTTGCTAAACCAGCAGCAGTTAATGCACCTGCATTATTATTATTACTATTAGTATTGGTATTAGTGGTAGTAGCAGTAGTTGATGGTGTAGTAGTAGTAGTAGTTGATGGTGTAGTAGTAGTAGTTGATGGTGTAGTAGTAGTAGTTGGTGTAGTGCTTTGAGAAGCAGCATACGCTATGCCTTCTGGAGAATTTGCTATACCATCAGCTATTTCTTCTAGTGACATGCCAGAATTAGCCCAGTTCTGCAAAAAATTCTCTGCTCCAGAGCGACCTAAAAGCTCGTTATACAGTGCATTAACATCAGCAACAGAAACTTGACTTAAGTTATTTGAAGAGCTTTCAAGGTTAGGAAAACTAGTTTGTGATGTATACGTTGCTGTATCTTGGGCATTAGGAAAAGCATTTAAAAGAGTCTGTACATTCTCAAGGTCTGAACTGTCGTTATAGAAATTAGCAACTTCTTGACCACTTCCAAACATACTACCACCCAGAGAACTATTAAGCCATGTACTATATTCAGTACCAGATGTGTAACTTGCCATTGGCCCTGTGTAAGTGTTACCGTAACCGGGATAGTACGTATACTCATCTGGATGCGTTTCTGGACTAGTACTTGCTATATAAGCATCAGCCGCTAACGCCTGTTGACTAGGGACGTATGCAGGATCTCTATTGTCATATGCCATTATATATATTTCCCAAATAAACTATTAGACTGACGCTTTATTAAACCTTCTAAGAAATCTGTAGCGTTGCCTTGTTGTATTGCTACAGGGGTAACTGATTCAAAACCTAATCCTTGTACTTCAAACGGATTGTAAGAAGCTCCTCTAGCAGCCTGTACAGTAGCTCCACCGCTACCATCACCATTCCCATCGCCACTACCATCACCACTACCATCACCACTACCCTGCCCAGTTCCTGTACCAGTACCTACTGCAATACAAGCACCTGTGCTATCTGTTACACCCAATTCACCATTAGCAGCAATACAAATATTACCAGCAACATTTTCTCCGGGGGTAGTACCTGTCTCTGTACCGGTTCCTGTACCGGTTCCTGTACCAGTGCCTGTACCGGTTCCTGTACCAGTGCCTGTACCAGTGCCTGTACCGGTTCCTGTACCA